CGAGCCGCTGCGTTTGTAGATGATGAGATCGAGCTAACCGTAGAAACGGTTGACGATAAAAATTTAGAGATAAAGGAGGTGAATCAGATGACATTAAAGGAATTAATGGAGGAACACCCTGAACTATTCGAGGAGTTCCGAACGGAGATCGAGACTGATCTTCATGCGAAGTTTACTCAAGAGAAAACAGATCTTGAAACAGAGTTTGCTAAGGAAAAGGCGGATCTCGAAAAGGATCTTAGCACGAAGTTGACTGAAAGCAATGAGCGTGTCCTGAAGCTGGAAAAGAAAGATATTCTTCGTACAGCAGATGAACGTCAAACTACGGCTGACAAGATTTGGTCAAAAAGATTGGCTGACAGTGATATTGATCCTAGTATTCATGACAAAATAAGATGTTACGTCAGCCTATCACAGTTTATTGAAGATGACGTTTTTGACGTTGAGGCTTTTGCCAAGGCTGTTGAGGCTGAGATCGAAGACTGGGAGAGCAAGTTACCTAAGCCGTCTTCCGTGATTGGTGGTGGCTTTGTTCGGAAGGACGTGACCACTGATCCCAAACTGGCAGCTCAAGATGCAGAAGACGAAAAACTTGCAGACGAGATATTTGAAGCGTCTGGAGGGAAAAGGGAGGAGGTGAAATAGATGTCACCATTAGGATCAACACCATATGTTTATCAAGGTGGGCAAGAGGACTTGAAGCGGTTGTTTTACAGTGATCCGAACAGGGCTCTTGCTCATGCCATTTCGATTCCTGCCGGGTACGGCGTAATTAAGGCGGGAACTGTGATGGGGATTATAACTGAGAGCACTAACAGAAAGAATCAATATGTTCCGTATGTTTTTGCCGACACGACCGGACTTATAGCAGCCCTCAGCGAGGATAATGCAAGAGGTTTAGCGTATCTTGTTGCAGATCAAGGCGGTTCAAGTAAAGATGCCTATGTGACAATGGATGACAGCTATAAGTTTGCTGTAGGTGATCATCTTCAGTCCCAGGATAGCGATTATGCTACCCAGACTGATTTGGGGGCAATTACCGCCATTGATAGAACTACCTATCTTCATATGGCAGTTGTTACGGTAACCAATAACATCGGAGTTATCCAGGTCAGTAAAGGGGCTTCTATTTCTATTCAGACTACTACAGCCAGCCCATATGTTAAGGCTGTTGGTGTCTTGAAGGCCGCAGTTGATACTGGTGTAGGTGAGAACGCTAAGGGTGGGCAAGGCGTATTGGTTTTGAAAAACGCCATGCTCTATAAAGACAACCTTTATTGCTATAACGCCGACGCGCTGGCTGATTTATCGGGCGCGGCGGAAGATGGCAAGTATTTGATTATGTAGGAAAGGGGGTGAAATAAGATGATCGGAATTAGTGATATACCAGCTCTTCGGCTGACAGTGTTAAACAAACTGGTTACTAAATTTATGGTTCCCCCGAATCTGATTTTAAGGAAAATGTTTCCACGAGTAAATGATGCTTCGGATAATATTGAATGGGAGTCTCAAATTGGTAGCAGGGGTTTAACACCGTTTGCTGCTGAGGACGTTGAAGCGCCGCAAGCGGCGGTCCCTGGTGTTGCTCAGAACTCGGCGCATGCCGCATATTGGAAAGAACGAACTTTTTTTGGTTCTTCGTTCCTGAATAATATTCGGCAGCCAGGTACTGATCGAAAATATCAGAACGCTAAGCGTACTCTGGGCAACCAAACCAGGAATTTGAGTAATCGGAGTTATCGTCGGGAAGAATGGATGTTTGCTCAAATGCTTTGTAATGATGGGTTCACGTACAAGGACAAAAATGACCAGTACATAACTCTGAGTTATGGTGTCCCTAGCGATAACAAAGTTACTCTTACAGCGGATTATAAATGGGACGCTGGTACAAAACGCGATATTCCCAAAGACATTTTTGATGCCAAATTGGTCGTGGCTAATGCGAATGCTGGCGTTTTGAATACCTGCATTTTTACAACCGAGATTTTAAAGCTCATGATTTTTGATGATGGTATTCAAACACTTCTTCAAAAATCGGCATACGGAAATGGCGATTTGTTTGCGAATCCTCTTCCTGTATTAGGGGCTTTGCTTGGTGTTGGGAATATGCATTTGTACGATGAGGCATACCAAATTCGTGCCTGGTTGACTACTGCACTTTCCTCTGGTGCTGGACCGCATACGATCTATGTGGACAGCACAGTTGATTTTGAGGTTGGCGGAACCCTTACCGCAATGGATGTTTCAGCGAATACGACCGAGGCGACGCTTACCATTACTGCGATTGATTCTGACGCTGGAACGATTGCTGCTACTGGAACCCTCGCATCGTCATACAAGGCTGTTGAGGATTTGGTCTATATGACCAAAAAATTCATCCCGATTGATAAGTTTACCATGTGGGCTGGGTCGGTTGATGGTGAGCCGATTGCGGAGTTTAGGGCTGCACCTCATATGCTGGAAAGACGATGGGGCCAGCAAATTGATCGATGGACAAAAAAGGATCCTGATGGTGTGTTTGTACGGGTTTCTGATAAGGGCTTGCCGGTCTTGTTCCATGAGGATGCTGTGTATCAACTCACAGTGAAATAAAAAAGGAGGTGGTACTATGAGACATAAAAAAGGTCCACTTCCGGGTGTAGGGATGATGCATCAGATTGCTGCTGATGCCATGGTTCCTCTGATGGATATCTATTCTGGTGAGATTACTGCTAATGTCAAAGGTAAACCTCTTGGGGCAGCGAATCTTGGTGGTAGAGTATCCGAAGTGTTTTTGTCGGTTGAAGAAAGCGGTAAAGATGATACGAATACGCTTTCAATTGAAGGGGATGTCTTTATCAATGGCACTTCTTGTTTAACCACGAAACCGAAAATTGCTCATGTCTCGGGTGAGGCGAGTCAGCAGAAGACTACAGTAGTAACTGGTGATACTGGTATTACACAGTCGGTTATGGATCCGGACAACAATGCTTTTAGCATCGGTGATGTGTTTTCTTATGATTTTAATTTAACACGAACAGCGTCACCTACGACGGAGATTAAGCATCCTGTCATTGTTGTAAGACTCGAACCTACATAAGAAAGGAGAAAATCGATGAATATCGAACGAATTGAACTTTTAACGACATTAAAGGGTAAAGAGGTGTGGAAGAAGGGGACCATTTTTGATCCAAAAAAAGATGGTCACCCTATTCCTCCTGAGATAATCGCTGAAGTTCGGGCGAATACCGGGACTGTGCGTGTACTGAAAGCGATATCTGAGACATCGCAGCCTGTGGCTTCTATTGATACACAAATAAGTGATGCTGAGATTAAATTGGCAGAACTTCGAGCAGAGATAGCCGAAGCCGAAGCCAAGATGGCGGAATTAACGAAATCGCCCGATGATGAAAAAAAAGAGACAGATAATTTTTCATCCGCTATCACTTCCAGGTCATTAACTGGAAGTGATATTCGTAGTATGACTCATAAAGAAATTCTCGATCTTTTAAAGGATGAGGAAGATTTTGAGTTATTAAAGGGCGAAAAGCGAACCGTTCTTGTTGGGATAGCCACAAAGAGGCTCATAAAAAATGACTAAAGCTGAACTAACAAAAGTTATTCAACAGGAGTTGAAGGGTCTATCATCGGAATTCGAGACCGATGATTATACGAACGCGATTGATGCGGCGGAGAGGGATACGGGTTGGTCTGCTCCTTATGCGACTGATTTTAAAGAGACTTGGATGCTTCAAAGGATTAAACGGCATCTTTTTTCGTATTTGCAAACCGAGACCGCAGCCGATTTTAAATATAAACAGATTAATTTACAACAGCCTTTTGAACACTACACTAAACTTATTCGGACAATGGATGAGGCTTTTGAAAAAGTTATGGAAGAAGAGCCTCATGAGTTTGCAGGAGTATCTGCATATGAACTTTTTGGTACCAAGGTAGACGCTGGTTTTGCACGAGAGGCGCAGACAGGCAGAGACATAACATATGATGAGGATCAGAGGATCATCATTACCCCAAACGAAGATAGTTGATAACAAGAGGTTATCAATATCATAGCAAACAGCTAAGAGGGCTGTCGTGTCGATAGGTTCTAAGCTTAAGGCGAAAGTTTTTGAAAAGCTGGGAACTGCTTTCACTATTGTCAGGGATAGCGGCAACGTCACTGGTGAATATTTGGATTATGAGATTAACAAGCAAGTAACTAAGCCATTTATTAGAGAGTATTTTCTTGAAGCAGAAATGGCTTATGATACTGTTGCTGTTGTTGGTGATGTGGTTCAGTTTGATGATGGACGTGTTTTTTTGGTGATGAACAAAACTGCTGATCACTTTAAAAATGTGCCCATCAAATACGAGTGTGTTTTTTATAAATGTAATGTTTCCGGAGAGCTTTTTAGACCTTCTGGTGAATCTTGGGATACTCAAACCTATCATAAAGAACAAGAATGGGAAACTGTTAAAGAGAATTGTTATGCGCTCGAGACTGAAGCCTTGTTTGGTCATGATTTAGATACGGATCAGGAGCTGGGGTTGCTAGGGCTTAAAGAGGATGAGCTTTATATCCCGAGATCTATTGGCATACAAGTAAATGATCGATATCAGCCGGCAAGTGGAGAATATTATAAGGTGGAAGTTGTTAAAAGACGACGATTTAATGGCGTTGATGTGTGTGAGTTAGGAGAGGATCATCGGTGAAAAAAATTTTATTGATCGGCGAAAATCCCTTTTCAAAAACTGGTAATGGCAATATGATGGCCGCAATCCTGATGAATATTGATATGAATAAATATCAAGTTACTTGTTTTGTGGCTGGAGCACAGGATTCGTCAATTATGACTGCTTTTCAACCGTTGCCTTATTCTATGATTAATGCTCAAACCCCAGATGATAACTGGGGTGCTAATAAATTATTGAATATCTTACAGTCAATCGAGATTGATGTTGTAGTAATAGTAGGCATTGATATATGGCAGTATGGTCATATTTTTGAACATATTTATAAACTTAAAAGAGAAAAAAGGTTTAAATGGGTAGCTATTTTCCCATATGATCTGCAGCAAGTGAGACGTGATTGGGTTCGTTGGATAAATTTATTAGATTATTCATGTGTTTATTCTCAATATGGTTTGGCAATGCTGAAAAATCACGTTCCAAAAATTAGATATTTCAAGCCCCTTCTTTATAATTCGAATATTTTTCAATCATTAAATAATAATATCAAGATGAAAATTAGACATGAGTTATTTCCGACATTACAGGAAAACGATATAGTTTTCGGATTTGTTGGAGTTAATAGTTTTCGTAAAGATATCCCAAAACTTCTTAAAGCTTTTATGCAGGCGAAGCAAGAAGTTTCTAATATTAAATTGTACTTACACGTAGGTTTGAATAGTGGGGTATATAATTTAAAACAAATGGCGGTTGACTATAATTATAAGAGTGGTGATTTGCTTGCAAGGCAAGGTACAAAGACTAGCTTTTTTCATATGGCCAGGATCTATAATATTATAGATTGTCTTGTAAACTGTACGATGCAAGAGGGTCTTTCCTGGACGATTCTTGAGGCTATGCTTTGCGGCACGCCAGTAATTGCTTCAGATACAACTGCACAGACAGAACTGGTCAAAGATGTTGGGCTTCTTGTCCCATGTGAGGAACAGGCATATATTCCGGTAAAGACTGAAAGTGGTCAATCGTTTGTGGATGCGAAGGCATGTAAAGTTGAGGATATTAAAGACGCTATTGTAAAAGTGGCGAAAGATCCAGAACTCAGGGAATCAATGCGCCAAAAGGGATTAGAACGGGCCAAAGAATGGCTTAATGATGTATCTGATATAAACGCTCTGTTAGTCGAAGTAATTGAAGAAAATGTTCAAAATAAAATTAGAAAAGTTCTTTTCATGCAGCATTCCTCTGCTGGTGATGTTTTGATGTCAACTCAATGTTTTAAAGGTATCAAGGAACGACATAAGGATATGGAATTATGTTACATGACTCAATCTCAATATACGGATATTATTGAAGGAAATCCATATATTGATAAGATCGTGTTATGGGATCCTCAAGAAGCTGAAAAATATGAGATTGTCTATAATCCTCATGAAGAACATATTTTACATGGCGGATTTAATTCGCTCGACGTAACACTTTATTCTATGTATCCGTATTTTTGTAAAGTTGAGCCTGATGAAATGTTTATTGAACAAGTTGAGCCCGATATTGATTTGCCTATAGACTATATTGTTGTTCATACGACAGGAGGTGATGCTACATATCGGACATATCCTCATATGGATGTTGTACTTAAAGGAATTTGTTTCCCTGCGATTCAATTGGGTTCACCAACTGATATTGTTTGTCGTAAAGCCATAGATTTTCGCGGTAAGCTTTCTTTTCGTGAATCAGCCTGGATTGTGGCTCATGCTAAAGGGGCGATAGTAGTAGACAGTTTTATGAGTCATTTGTGTGGAGCATTAGGCACTCCAGTAGTGGTCTTATATGGCCCGGCTCCTGCGCGAGTTGTTGGTCCTCGGATTCAAAATAATGGTAGTTATATTGCCTTGGAACCAAATATGCTTGATGTTTGTAAATCAATGACTCGATGTTGGGGTCTGCGACGTAGAATGGGTATTAATGAGTGTATATCTCCATGTATTCAGACGTTGAACCCTCTATCCATAAGAAAGGCTTTTTTAAGTATGATGGAACAATAATCCAAAAAGGAACAAAATATGATCATATCTATGAAGTGTACGAATGAAGAGTATATGGTAGACAAAGTTATTGGAGATATTCATAATGAATCATGGGTAGAAAAAATAATTGTGATTGATGGTGGTAGTACTGATTTAACAATTCATGAATTGAAAAAATATTCTAAATGCCAAGTTTATATTCATCCATGGCTTCGTGATTATCATGACATGGAAACAAGTCAATCGAATATTCAAATGAGTTATATTCCAATGGGACAAATATATTTTATTCTTGATTTTGATGAAAGGTGTAGTCCCGAACTAAAAAATCTTTTAGCTGAGATCGATGTAGATGGGATGCCAGACGATGTTGATTGTATATGTGTATCGAGACGTTCGTATGAGTTAATGCGCTTTGAAGAGTCACCATTTGCGATCCCAGATGACAAAACATGGTGGGTATTAGGTCCTCAAATTGGTCAATATCCTGATTTTCAAATGCGAATTATTCGTCGTAAGCTTGGAATGCATTGGATAAATTCACCTCATCATGTTCTTTTTGGAACAGGAATTGGCAAGTTATTTAGTCAAAAAAATATTCAAGCTGACTTGATCCATTATCATGGTAGAGAGGATGCGAGAAGTAGAGAAAGGACAGAAAAATTATGGCTTCGTATGCAAGCAAGACGGAAAGAACTTGATTTATCTGCTGATGTGTTTGAAACTCATGTTTCACCTGAGATGCATAAGTATGCGACACCTGAATATTGGCAAAAAGATTAGAAAGGGAAATTGCAATGAAATTCTTAGAACAACATTGGAAAACACTTAATCAGTCTAGAGCGTATGCCGGAATGCCAAGAGGAGATACGGGGGCACACGGATTTATGGCACCTTGGGTACATGATAATGTTAACATGGACATGATGGAGCGTGCAATTAGAATTCTAAAACCCTGCGTGATAATTGAACTTGGTACGTTTGAGGCATGGGGAACGGTTAGAATGGCAAGCGTTATGGATTCTTACTTATTAGATGAACAGGTAGGATTACTATATACATTTGATGCTGGTGATGCACCAGTGAATTCTTTAGGGATAGATTATGGTTGTGCAGCCACATTTGAAGATGAGCCGTTGGTGGATTGGAAAAGATTTGATCCGAAGCATCCTTGTGCAAAGGGTTGGAAGAGTTGGAAAGCTATAATGAAAATGCGAGATAAGCGTCTCGCTCAAAAATTTAAGAATGTTAAGATAACATTTATAAAAGGATTGACTTATGATACTTTGCCAGAAACGATGTTTGAATTAGGAGGTTGGGATTTTTGTTTTCAGGATACACTGCATAGACCTGAACATATGATTCCTGAATGGAAATTGTTTCGGGACTATGTGCATATAGGCAGTGTTGTGGTATTTGATGATGTGGATTGGCGAAACGAGGAGTTTGTTGAATGGATGAAAAAGAATGAACTGACCTGGGATCTTCGTGTTACTAAGATAGGCCATGGTCAACTTTGGGCGGAAAAAATAAAATGAGTAGAATTACTGATCGTTATTGTTGACTTGGGTGTGGG